TCGTCTTGCAAAATTTGAGCCAATTGCTCCATTGACTGGTGAAGACTGGGAGTGGGGCGATACTGGACATTGCTTTCAGAACAGACGAGCATCCCATGTATTCAAAGACTACGATGGAAACTGCTATGATATCAATGGTAAAGTATTCTGGGAGTGGAATAGAAGACCACTAGATGAAGATGAAGAAGGTTATCCAGGTTTTAAAACATACAAGTCTTATTATACCAACTCTCTTTCAAGAGTATCTGTGACATTTCCATACACTGTACCAGAGAAACCAATTTATGAATATCGTTACTCTGATGCTGAACCACCTGCTCCGACTCAGACGGAAGATGGTATTAAATGATTCTTTTTAAAACTATTCTTTAGAGAAATGAAAACTCCTAAATAAAAGTAGGAGGATTTATGAAATTTGATAAACTAACAGAAACTCAGCTTAATCTTATAAAAGATCCATCTTTATCAGTTGCTGAAGTTTCGGATTCTTTAGGATTTGGTACTGCTACTATTCAACGATGGAGACAATCTTTTGGTGTAGTGGTTCCGAAAGGTAGTAAAAGGGGTAAACCTAGACCATGGCAAATTAAACAAGAAGAACGATCTTGTTTGTGTTGTGGTACTAAATTTATAGTTAATCCTTCTGAGACTAAGAGATATTGTTCTCAAAGTTGTGCTGGTAAAAATATTGATAAGTCTTATATGCAAACTGAAGAGTATCGTAATTCACTAAGAAAAGATACTACTCCAGAGTATAAAAGATATTGTAATAGGGTTCATAAGTTATCTAAGAAAATTTATGAACAATTTAAGCATGAAATAAACCCTAACAATTATCCAAGGGGTTTGGCTGGTGAGCAAGGTGTCTATCATTTAGACCACATTGTTTCTATCAGATATGGATTTGATAATAATCTTCTTCCAGAAGAAGTTGCTCGTAAAGAAAACCTGCAAATGCTTCCATGGAAAGAAAACATTAGTAAAGGTAAATAACCTGTGATAGTCTTCCGCTCTGTACAATGGAAAAACTTTTTGTCTACTGGCAACTCACCTAACAAGGTATTACTAAACAAATCAACAACTACATTAATCATTGGTAAGAATGGTGAAGGTAAGAGCACAATCTTAGATGCATTGTGCTTTTCATTATTTGGTAAACCCTTTCGTAATATTAACAAAGGACAGCTTGTCAACTCTATCAATGGAAAAAACTGTGTTGTTGAGTTAGAGTTTTCTATAGCGTCTAGAGAATATAAAATTGTTCGTGGAATAAAGCCAAATATCTTTGAGATCTGGTGTGATGGTGTCATGCTTAATCAAGACGCTGCTTCTCGTGATTACCAGAAGGTTCTTGAGCAACAGATTATAAAATTAAACTATAAGACATTCACACAAGTTGTTATTCTTGGTTCTGCATCATTCGTTCCATTTATGCAGTTGACTCCACTACAAAGAAGAGAAGTTATCGAAGACATTCTTGACATTCGTATTTTCTCTACAATGAATACATTATTGAAAGAGAAAGCACAGGAGACTAAAGATGCTATTGCCAGAATCGAAAGTGAGATCACTACTGCGAAGACAAAAGTCGACTCGCAAACACAACTCATTAAGACCATCACAGAAGCGAAGACGAGTGCCATCGAAAGCATCACAGCCAAAATTACTGCTAACAATAATGAGATTCTACAGGCAGAGGGCGAGATCCAACTTATCCTTCAGGAGATCGATACTCTTAAAGCAAGCATCAATGACAAGGAAACTGTATCTGAAGACATTGAGAAAGCCAAAACAATCAAATCAAAGTTACTTCAGAAAATCGAAACTTGCGAGCACAATACAGAGTTTTTTAGTGAACATGATGTATGTCCGTCATGTAATCAAGATATCGCAGAGGAATACAAAGAGAATATTATCAAAGACCTTAATGCGAAAATGTTGGATAACAACACAAAGATTGGTGAACTCGAAACCATACTCACTAACCTTAATGAGAAGTTATCAAAGATTAATGAAGTGGCAGCGCAAATTACCGATAAGAACATTGAGTTATCTACAAGAAACAGTACGATCACCTTACTCAACAAACAAATCCGTGAACTTGAGGCTGAGACCCAAAGGGTTAAATCTGACACAACTAACATCGATGAGGAGAAGCGTAAGTTAAAAGACATGGCTAAAGAAGCCATGGAAAATATTACTACAAAAACTTCTCTACAAGAACATCGTAATTTAGAAGAAGTTGCTTCTGCCCTATTAAAAGATACTGGTATCAAGACAGCAATCATCCGTGAGTATTTACCTGCGATGAACAAATTGATCAACAAGTATTTAAATGCAATGGATGCTTATATTCATTTTGAACTTGATGAAGCATTCAATGAATCTGTTAAGTCTCGTTTTCGAGATGACTTTACATATGCAAGTTTCTCTGAAGGTGAAAAGATGCGTATTGACTTAGCAATTCTGTTCACTTGGCGACAGATTGCAAAGATGAAGAACTCAGTGAACACAAACCTGTTGTTGCTTGATGAAATTTTTGATTCTTCTCTTGACACAGCTGGAACAGATTACTTTCTAAATCTAATGAATCAGTTGGGTGAACATACAAACATCTTTGTGATTAGTCACAAAGGTGATCAACTCTTTGACAAATTCCGTAGTGTCATCAAATTTGAGAAGCGCAATGACTTCTCTGTCATAGTCCCGAACTAATCCCCTACTCCCTGTAGGGGATTGTAAGTTGTTGATTTTACAGGGAAAAATAAAACACTTGTCTTTTATTGAAATTTAGTCCATAATTCACTCTATTGAATCGGAGAAAATTATGGAAAATCAGTGGACTGGTTTTGATGACTTTGAATTGGCTTGTTTGTATAGTTACTATGGATTCACAATTCACCCTGATGATGTTGAAGCCATACTCCCTTTGAAATTAAAAAATCGTGCTGCAATTGAATCAGTGTTAACACGATATGAACTTGAAATGGCTTTTGGGGAATAAATATGGAAATGAAATCAACAGATCTATCAGCAAGACTACTTGCAACAGAAAACCTTTCTGTTGTTCGTGCAAGAACACGAACTGCATCTTTCGACATTAAGAGTCGTGTATTGACTCTTCCTATGTGGAAAGATATGACTCCCGAAATTGAAGACATGCTTGTTGGTCACGAAGTTGGTCACGCATTGTATACCAGTGAAGAATATCTCGAGCCAATTTATGCTCAACGATCACTTATGGGCTACATGAATGTTCTGGAAGATGTTCGGATCGAGAAACTTATCAAACGCAAATATCCTGGACTGCGTAAGCGCATGAATGAGGGATACAAACAACTTAACGATCGTGACTTCTTTGGTGTCAAACAGGTTCAATCATTTGATACTCTACTCTTAATTGATAAGATCAATCTTTACTTCAAAGCTGGATTCCAGTGTGGTGTAACATTTACACCCGAAGAAAAAGTATTTGTTAATCGTGCAGAGAAAACTGAGACTGTTAACGACATTATTGCACTGGCGCATGACATCTATGCATTTTCCAAAAAACAGGCTGAAGAAAGACAACAACAGCAACAGTTGGAAAACCCTCAAGATCAAGAGGATGAGGAAGATGACTTGTTCGATGATCTAGATGAACTAGATATGGATGGCGATTGGGATTCTCAAGAAGATGAGGATATGCCAGAGGACATGGAACCTGTTAAGAAAACCGCAGTTTCCAAAGAAAAGAATAAGACAAATGATGATCCTATTCCTGAAGAACAACTAGAGTCTAAAACCCAGCGTGCATTCCAAAACAAATTGGAAGATCTTGCTGATGACTCTACTGAATATAAGTACTGGGTATTTGATACAGATTATCTTGATGACCCAGTTATTGGCTACAAGACTATTCTTAATGAGACCAAAGCACCCGAGCAATGGGACATGAGTGATGAAGAACTCTCCAATCAAAGAATGCGTTATTGGACACAAGAGCAAAAGGACAGTGTAACTTCTGCTCTTAGGAAAGAATTCGAACAGTTTAAAACTGACTCATCTCGCACTGTGAATTATCTTGTCAAAGAATTTGAGATGAAGAAGTCTGCTCAACTGCATAAGCGAGCACAAGTATCGAAGATCGGTTCTCTTGATATGAAAAAAGTTTATGCATACAAATTGCAAGATGATTTGTTCAAGCGTGTAACAACTCTACCAGAAGGTAAGAATCATGGCATGATTATGCTAATTGATTACTCTGGTTCAATGAATGATGTTTTGCAAGATACTTTAAAGCAAGTTATCAACTTGGCTATGTTCTGCAATCGTATTCAAATTCCATATCGTGTGTTTGCGTTTACCACTGATTATGACGAAACCAAAATTAGAAAAGAAAACAGTGATCAATATCGTGCACGAATGAACGCATGGTATGAAAAGAAACACCTAAGCACTAGCGTTAATATGCTTGCTACTGCCAGTAGGTTTAATCTTCTTGAATTGTTTAGCAACAAAATGAGTACAGTCGAATTTAATTCGATGGCTCGTCGTGTTCTTGATATGAGATTCCAGTGGAATGAAGGATATAGCACAGGTGGAACTCCACTTAATGAAGCATTGGTATGGTGCTATTCGACTATTGGAAAGTACATTAAAAATAATCAAATTGAGAAGATGACTTTCATTACTCTTACAGATGGTGAAGGTGGTGCGTTGAATACCTATTCTGGGCGATTGGATGATTCATATTCTACAGTTGTGGATGGTCAATACAAGCGAGTTAAAGTGAAGAATTTTATTCGTGATGAAGTCACTCAGAAAACCTATGAGATTACTAAACACTCTGCTGAACAGACTGAGACCATTCTTCGTATGATGAAAGATCGTTATGGAATTTCAGTTCTTGGCTTTCATATCTGCGCTAATCGTCGTCGTGACTTAAATAGTGTATTGCATGCTAATCTTCCTGCGTTTAAGGGTGACTCAACTCTGTTGATTGAAGATTGGAGAAAAGAGTTCCGCAATAATGGTTTTGCGTCTGTCAAGAACACTGGTCGTGATGAATTGTTCCTCATCCCACAATCTTCTACCAGAATTGAAGAGGGTGAGTTGGATGTGAAAGCAGATGCAAATGCAAAATCGATTGCAAAAAACTTCAGCAAATTCCTGAATGTTAAGAAGACTAGCCGAGTCCTACTCAATCGGTTCGTGTCTTATGTTGCGTAAGTTGTTGATTTTACAGGGAAAAATAAGTGTTGACTTTTATTGCGATTTAGGTAATAATAGTCGTATGAGTTTGTGAAAGTGTAATTTTATTATGGAGAAAATGTGATGGCAAAGACTGATACCCAGTTCCGTGAGATGTTCGAATCTAAATTGGCTGAGATGTACCCTGACACTGTGACAAACCGCACTGTCAGTCGTCCAGAACTTTTGGATGTTATGAAAGCAATGAAGACAGAGAAGTATCCTCTGTGGCTTATGAAAAATAAAGTTGGTCGTGGTTTGTACGCTATTGATGGTGGAGCAACCCCTGTTGTTGGCAACACTGTATTGAAAGCGCAACCTGTGAAACAAGAATCATTTAAAGTGGACTATTCTGATATCTCAGCATTGATTCCTAAGAAAGACAATAACTTTGTACCATTCGGTAACTACACTGATTTGGAACATGTTATTAAGTCTGGGATCTTTTATCCTGCATACATCTCTGGTCCAACTGGTAATGGCAAGTCAACGATGGTCGAACAGATTTGCGCTAAACATAAGCGACCACTCATTCGTGTTAACCTTAACATGATGACTGACGAAGAACAACTCATCGGTTCCAAAACACTGGAAGATGGTAATGTGCAAATTGTCGAAGGTCCAGTTCTTATTGCAATGCGCAATGGCACTGCACTCTTGTTGGACGAAATTGACGCTGGCTCTGCAAACACTCTGCTCTGCTTGCAACCGATTCTTGAGGGTAAGCCATACTACTTCAAACTCAAGAATGAGATGATTGTACCCAAAGAAGGTTTCAATGTGTTTGCCACTGCGAACACTAAGGGTAAGGGTTCAGACGATGGTCGTTACATTGGTACGAACATTTTGAACGAAGCATTCTTGGAGCGATTCGCTGTTACCTTTGAACAGGATTATCCTAACGCAAAGGTTGAAGTCAAAATTATTAAGAATCTCATGGAAACTTATTCGTGCATTGACGAAGAGTTTGCAGAGAATCTCGTTAAGTGGGCAGATGCAATCCGTCGCACTTTCGAGGATGGTGGTGTGGATGAAACTATTACGACTCGTCGTATGATTCACATCGTTCGTGCTTTTGCGATTTTCAAAGATCGCACTAAAGCAGTGCAGCTGTGCTGCAACCGATTTGATGCTGCAACGAAGGCTGCATTCATCGACCTTTACGATAAAGTGTCGAACCCTGCGCCTGAACCTGTAGCAACTCCAGAAGTTGCGACACCGAAGCCTGAAGACGAGATCCCTTTCTAATCCCCTGCAACTTTGGGGGTTATTGCAGAAAGAACTTGCCTTTAATTCCCAGTTGTAGTATAATAGATCTCGTTGTGTTAGAAATCATTGAAACTTTTTAAAGGAAATATATTATGTTGAAATTTGCAAACCTGTCCCTGTCACAAAAGCGTTTTGTTGTGTCCGTGCTCGAGTCTAATCCTCAGTACAAGAAAGCACCTCAGATCACTCTGAAAGAATGTGCTGCAATCTATTACACTCTGCGTGACCAGCGTACTGGTGCCAAGGGTGAGAAGATTGGTTACCCTAACTGGTTGTTCAACAAGAACAAGGTCGAGCGTGGTGTTTACCAGCTTCCTGTTCCTACCGAAGCAGAACTGTCTGCATATGCCAAGGAACTTGCTGACAAGCAAACTCCGAAGGTCGTTAAGGCTAAGGCTAAAGTAGTCAAGCTGGCTAAGGCTAAGACTGTCAAAGTTGCAGCACCTGCCAAAGTTGCAGCGCAAAAAGAAGATAAGATGGAACTGTCTCGTCTTCAAAAGATCATCGATGAATCCATGGAAGTTGATGGAGACACCGAAGACTTTAATGCAATCCTGCGTGAAAATGGGATTCAAGTCTAATAATTAAGTTACCTTTTCATCTGGGGTTAGCCATCCCCCAGATGATTTTTTTCATTTGATGGCTGTTAATCATGGAGTTATATTATATGTCTAAACAAGACCTGCTATTGAAGCACCTTTCCGCTGGTAAAGCATTTACTGCCAAGCAAATCAAAGCATCATTTGGTATTGCACACCCAGCTTCTACAATTCGTGACTTGCGTGAGCAAGGTCATTGCGTTTACAGCAACCCTGCAGTTGTGAATGGAACTGAGGTTGTTAAGTATCGCATTGGTCGTCCGACTCGTGCAATGGTTGCAATTGCTAGCCGTGTTGCTGGTTCTTCTGTATTTACTCGTACAGCTTAATTGATTGAGTGAGTAATCAATGGACATTCTTCGGAGTGTCCATTTGTTGTTTCATTTGGAGAAAATTATGCCGACACCAGAAGAAGTAAAAGCATCTCAATTAGCCACGACAGGTGGTAGAAAATTTGATGGTGGTAAACTACAATATGGTTTAGTTCCACCACTCGCATTAAAAGCAACTGTAGAAATTCTAACATTTGGTGCGGAGAAATACGAACCAGATAATTGGAAACATGTTCCAGATTCTAAACGAAGATACTTTGACGCAATGCAAAGACATCTCTGGGCATGGAAAGAGGGAGAGCAAAACGATCCCGAAAGTGGTAAAAACCACTTGGCACATGCAATGTGTTGCCTGATGTTCTTGTACGAACATGATGTTAAGTACTCGAAAGAATAAAATATATTTGCCTCAGATTGTTTTCTGAGGTATAATATTTTATACATAGTTATGTGTTCAATTGAATGGAGAAATAAATGAAACTTAGTAAAGAAACTGTATCCCTAATTAAGAATTTTGCTGGCATCAACAGCAACCTACTTCTTAAGAATGGAAACAAACTAGCGACGATCAGTGCGCAGAAGAATGTGATGGCTGATGCTACTGTAACTGAAACATTCCCCGACTTTGGTATCTACGATCTCAATGAGTTCTTGGGTGCGATGTCTTTGTTCGATGATCCTGAATTGGAATTCAATGACAAGTTTGTTTCAATCAAACAAGGTTCCAGTAACATCAAGTTTTTTGCAGCTGACGCCACTGTCCTAACTGCACCGCAGAAAGCGATTACCTTCCCTGACGCAGAAATCAACTTCACTCTTTCTGCAGCAATGCTGAATATGATCAACAAGACTGCTTCTGTTCTTCGTGCAGCAGATGTATCAATTGTTGGTGATGGTAGTACCATTAATGTTCTTGTTGGAGACAAGAAGAATGCTACTGGTAACTCTTACAGTGAACCAGTTGGTACAACCGACAAAACCTTTAAGGTTAATCTAAAGGTTGAGAATCTTAAAATGCTTCCTGGAGATTACAATGTAAGTATCTCTAGCAAGAAAATCTCTCGTTTTAAATCACCAAGCACTGACTTGGTTTATTATGTAGCAGTTGAGGCTGATTCTACTTTTGAATTTTAATTTGAGGTAACTATATTATGATTGAGTCTCGTAATGAGATGTATCTGTGGGTCGAGAAATATCGCCCACAGAAGATTGATGAATGCGTACTACCCGAATCCCTGAAGCAGACATTTAGGGAATACATCACACAAGGTGAATTGCCAAACTTCTTGTTCTGTGGAACAGCAGGAGTTGGTAAGACCACTGTTGCCAAAGCACTATGTAATGAGATTGGTGCAGAGTATCTAATGATCAACGGATCGGAAGAATCAGGTATTGATACACTCCGCACAAAGATCAAAGGATTCGCTTCTACCATTAGTCTAACTGATGCAAAGAAGGTCGTTATTCTAGATGAAGCAGATTACCTACAAGCAAACTCTACTCAACCAGCACTTCGTGCTTTCATTGAAGAGTTTGCCAACAACTGTCGTTTCATTCTAACTTGTAATTTTAAGAATCGTATCATTGAACCCATCCACAGTCGTTGTTCTGTGATTGAGTTTAAGATCGAATCCAAAGACAAGCAGGAGATTGCAGCAACATTCTTCAAGCGTGCAGTGCAGATTCTTAAACAAGAGAATATCGAGTTTGATTCAAAGGTTGTTTCTGAACTCATCATTAAACACTTCCCTGACTATCGTAGGATTCTAAACGAACTACAACGATACTCTGTATCAGGCAAGATTGATTCTGGTATTCTAGTTAACATGAGTCAGGAGTCCTTTAAGGATCTGATTAAGTTGATGAAGGATAAAAACTTTACTGAGGTTCGTAAGTGGGTTGCGAAGAATTCTGATTCAGATACAGTAGCATTGTTTCGAGAATTGTATGATAGCGCAAGCAATACAATCGAAGCGAATAGCATTCCACAGTTGGTTCTTGTTCTTGCAGACTATCAATATAAAGCAGCATTTGTGGCAGACCATGAACTAAATATTATGGCAGCATTGACTGAGATTATGGCTCAGTGTAAATTCAAATGAGGTCTTATGGAGATTTTATTACTCGTTCTAGCATTTTTCATTGGCACTCTTCATGGGTGGAATCTAAGGGAAAGACACGCCAAGAAATTTATAGAATCTCTTGCTGAAGCTGCTCAAGAAGAACAAGATGATAATGTTGTTAGAATTTTTATTGAACGACATAATGATCAGCTGTTTGCATATCTTAAAGACAACAGCAGGTTTATCGCACAAGCCAGCACCAGAGATGAATTAGAAAAAAAACTTAATGAAGCATACCCTGGAAAACGATTTGGGGTATCTCATACTAATTTACTTGAGATAGGATTTATATCATGACACCAATTATTAGTGATCACCAACAAGGTAGTAGAAATGCAAAAGTTTACAAAACATCTAATGGAGGATATGGAGTAGTTGTTTTTGACGCAGAGACAGATTATAATGGCTTTCAGTCATTCGACAGTATTGATCTTGCAGAAGATTATGCAGAAGACTGGGTACTGAGAGAAACACATTATGACTCCCTTTGATTTTATTAATGCAATTAACCTAACAAAGAAAAACTTATTTGAAGATCCACTAGCAGAGAAAGATTATGTTCCCTTTATAGTGAATCGTGGTTTGTCATATTTCCCCGATACAGTCCTTTATGCAAACGAGATGAATCGTAATGCAGGTATTCCAAAGGACTGGCAATTTTCGTTTTTCCTAAATACTATTGCTAAGAAGAAGAGATTCTCTAAGTGGCACAAGAAAGAAGCCGAAACGGAGTCTCTAAAATTAGTTATGGAATACTTTGGGTATTCTTCTGAGAAGGCTCTTGAAGCACTAAATATTCTTACAGAAGAACAGTTG